CCGCCAGCCACAACTGGTCCCATGCTCAGTCTGACTGACACCACGTTTTTTTTAATAACAAATTGAGGATAAACGCAAATGAGCGATACCTACCTAGCAGAAGTCGTCTTAAAGCATTGCAAAGGCGTGGACGACCTCGCCGGTTTATTCTTTGAAGCCGCCGACACAGAGCGCCGCTTGCCAAGAGCATATGATTTGAGGGTTAAAGCCAAGTGGCCCGAGGTTGCCAACGACCCTGGCATGGCATACGGCTACACCGACGCCAAGGTAAACCCCGGCCCAGCAACCGCATCAGCAATCCGAAACTACGACTGGGCGCTCCAGCTAACAATGCGCCTTACCGTCGATGACGCAAAGTTAATCTGGGCAGCGGCTCATAGTGCCGTCAAACGGCAGCGAGGACCGTCATGGAGCCGCATAGGGCGAATAATTGGCCTACACCCCCAAACCGTCAAAAGACGCTTTGAGGGAGCCATTTTGAGCCTCTGGTATAATTTGCAAAATAGTGTTGCCAAACGTACTAAAACAGGTTAGAAAAAATTACGCTTTGGGGCATTGACGCGAATTTTTGAGAGGGGGCCGATTCTGTCGGCCTTTTTTTATGCCCAAAAAACCAATTGATATTGTCAACCCTGCACCTGACGATGAAGCGGTAGTACGCACCACCGAGCGCAAACAGAAACGCAAGCGCAAGAAACTTACCAAGGCGCTAATGCAGCGCGTTTGTGATGAGCTTGCGAAGGGCAAAAGTCTGCGCTCCATAACAACCGCAGACCACAAGATGCCGATGTGGACGACCGTTTTACAGAAGGTGCAACGCGACGAAGATTTTTACGAGATGTATGCGCGCGCACGCGCCATCGGCGCAGAGGTGTTAGCTGATGAGATGCACGACCTCGCAGCAATGCCGTTGCCGGAAGGCATGGACCCAAAGCTAACACATGCAGAGATACAGCGCCGCCGCCTGGAAGTAGACACCAAGAAGTGGACGTTTTCAAAAATGCAGCCGCGCGGTGTACGCCACAAGCAAGAGGATGTCGAAGGCAATAACTCAATCATTTTGATGTGGGGCAGCGACACGCCGGAAGGCACAACGATTGAGCATGACCCTGCGGATACAGCCAAACTGGTCGGCAGCAACAAAGTGCATTGATGTATGAGTAAGGTTGCACAACAAAAGGTTCTCATACCGTACACGCCGCGACCGTTGCAGAAGGAGTTTCACGAAAACGCAAAGCGTTTTAGCGTAGCCGTTGCACACAGGCGTTTTGGTAAAACGGTTATGGCGCTTAATCATTTGCTGCGCGAAATACTTATGTGCAAGCAACCAAGAGCGCAGGGGGCCTACATCGCCCCGACCTACACGGCAGCTAAACGAATAGCGTGGGCGTACCTCAGAGAATACGCAGCGGTCATCCCAAAGGTTAAGTTTAACGAAGCAGAACTGCGGTGCGACCTACCAGACGACAAGAGAATATATTTACTCGGCGGCGATTCCGCTGACGCCTTGCGCGGACTTTTTCTAGACTCAGTGTGTTTGGACGAATACGCAGACATGAACAGTCGCCTTTACCCAGAGGTCATACGACCGGCCCTGACCGATAGGCTTGGTAAATGTTTGTGGATAGGCACGCCGCGCGGAGACAACCAATTCAAGGAAATCTACGACTACGCTCTACAGCAACAAGAAGATGGCAATAAAGATTGGTATTCCATGCTTTTTAAAGCATCGGAAACCGGAATCCTCAAGCAAGAGGAATTGGATTCAGCCAGAGCTATTATGGATGAGTCCCAATACCAGCAGGAGTTTGAGTGCAACTGGTCTGCCGCATTGCGTGGCAGCTACTACGGCGCAGCGCTTGACCTAGCAGAAACCGATGGTCGCATCACTAACGTGCCGCACGATCCTAATCTAAAGGTTTCGGTGAGCTTCGATCTAGGCGTCGCAGACAGCACAGCAATCTGGTTTAGCCAGGAGTATTCAAGGACGGGTGAGATCAGGCTCATCGATTACTACGAGGCCAGCGGCGAG